TCTCCAGACATTGGAAGGTATATTTACTCCAGATTGTGAATTTATGGGTAGGTTGAGTATATGGGATTGTCCAAATCTCAAGTCACTTAAAGGTCTTCCAAAAGCAATTATGAAGGACACGGAAATCCCAGGAAGTCAAAATGGATTTCTCGGATTAAATAATGTTCCCATAGAACCGACACCAGAACAAATAGAGTATCTCCCAAAGGAAATGAATGAGCTGTCCTGGAATTGGGATGGTGATTGTCCAAATTTGATAAAACGAATGTCAATCAGAAGTCAAATCCTAAAACACACAAAAGGCCTTGTAGCAATAGACATCCAAGGACATTATAAAAGAGTATAAAATAAAAGGACCTCGCAATGAGGTCCTTTTTTGTTGGGGTCTAAACTCACTCTTTAGTTGACTTTCACTATCGCTACTCTGTTAGATGTAGGACCAGTTACTCCAAGTCCCTCAGCGCTAACAACCTTCACCTTACGTCCTTCGAGATAAGCCTTTACCTCGTCAGCTCTCTTCTGTGAGAGAACCTTGTTATAAAGCTTCTTTCCCTCTGGGCTAGATGTAGCAATTACTGCAACCTCAGTGCCCTCCTGAATCTTATCTAGCTCTGTCTTTGCTGCGTCGTCGAGATCATACTTGCCCTTTGCAAACTGTACAAAGTACTGACTTGCACCCTTCTCAATAACCTTCTCGATAACCTTCTCAACTGGAACCTCCTTCACTACTTCAGTTGGCTTCTTGTCAAGAGCATCCTGGAGTTCCTTAACCTTGTTCTGAAGAGCATTGTACTCAGCAGCGGTTACTGTGTAAGGACAATTCTTGAAGTTGCCAAACTTGTAAGTAGCACCTACGAGAACCTGTGCCTGGAGATTCTTAGAATGGAACTTCAGCATGTTATTATAGTTCCACCAAATTGCTGAAGGACGAACATTGATCTGCCAGTTATCAGCAACATTGAAGTTAACCTCTGCACCAGCCTTGTAAGTAAGATAGTTCTTATCGAAGTGAGGGATGTCATAGTCATGTCCGTAGTTATGTCCCCAACCGATACCTGGAACTGCAACAACCTCTACAAAACGCGGCTGTCCTGGATATCCACCAATAAGATTTGAAAGATTAACCTTAGCGTTAGCAATCACATTACTCTGATCAACAAAGGTGCTAGACTTAGTAGTGTTGAAGATTGCCTGACCCTCTACACTGAATCCAACTACCGGAGTAACATACTTACCAAACTCAACAGCTGCTACAGGACGAACACCCTTAACGATGTCCTTTGCTCCATTCCAGAAGAAAGTCCTGTGGGTTGTCATAAGATTTGTTGTGGTACCTCCACCGTAAACACCAATATAGGTATTGTCAAAGAGCTTTGAGCTCTCTACTGTCTGTGCGAAGAGACCTGTGCTAACAAGCATCATCGCAATTATAAAAAGAAATTTTCTCATAATGAATTGATTTATAGTTAGTTAATTTGTTAGTTTTCAAATGAATATAAATAGGGAGCAGAGACAATTCCCTGCTCCTTATCTATATTAGACACCCTATTAGAATGGAAGGTCACCATTTGGTGTTTCATTCATCACCTGATTCATCATATCCATCTCTGGCTGAGCTGGTACTTCCGCGGTAAATGTCTGAGCGGGTGCTGCCTGTGTCTCAGGTGTAGGGTTAGTTAATGGGTTGTTTTCATTGACATTGGATGTGGCTGGGTCCTTATGTGCAAGAACTGTATCAATCCAATCCTTGACCCTCTTCTCTGTTGATTCATCCCAAGGCTGGTATCCACAATCGGCTTCGAGGTCGAGCTTCATATTCTCATCGAGATACTGGATTGCCTTTCTATAAAGGTTCTTCATATCTGGTGTCAGGTCCTGGATTGTCTGCATTGCCTGATTACGTCTGGTTTCGGTCTTTGCCTTAATTGCATCGTTCTTTGCAGTAACGTAAGAATCAATGACTTCCAGTTCCTCTTCAGTTATCAGCTGACTTCCATCGACTTTAATAATTGATGAAGATTCTGCCTCGAACTCACTGAGCTCATAAGTAATCTCTCTCTGCTTACGCTGTGGCTGGGCTGGGTCATCTGGACCTGGTTTTACCACCAACTCCAACGCATTACCAATCAGATAGTCCATAATTGGAACTGGCAACTTCTTACTCTCTGGACTAGGATTCATCTTATCCTTCATCTTGAGATTGATAGTGTTAGGAAGCTTCCAATAAAGGAACTTACCTACCAATTCTGGCTGGTTTGTGTCCTCAAGAACCTGAATGATTACCCAATCACTCTCGTTCTTCTCGAACATCTCTTTTGCCCATTCCTTATCTGCTGGGTCCTTACTGAACCAAAGTTTCTTCCAAGCCTGGAAAATAGGACAGCTACGTCCTTCGGTAATACCATTTCCCAGTTTAGACTTCACAAGGAAAAATCCGTTCTGGTCTGTGAGACCGTAAGTGGCTCTGTGAACTATACTCTTCTGGAGGTTCTTTGGATTGTAAATAACCTTAATTCTACTCCTGTAGATTCCATCATCGCTCTTCGCGAGTTTTACAGGGTTGGTCTTGTAGATGTTTGCATCGTAGTTGGTTGATTGCTTCTCTTTGAAAGCATCAAGATTTTGGGGATCAAAGCCCATTAAATTGTCTATAAAATCGTTACTCATAATAAATGAATTTAGTTATTGTTATTGGTCTTGTTAGACATTATAATATATTAAAGTATTTCGAATTATTTAATCTCCTAAATAGTTACATAGTCATATGGTCACATAGTATATTGACATTCGTTGTAGCGAGATTCCATATCACGTGTGTTACTTTGTAATAATTACCGGTGGGATTTTTTATGGTATCTCCTACTCTTGGTATATGCAGGTCACTAGACGGAGTGTAGTTAAAATCTGTGAAATTTTCCCACCCGTCATTGCCAAAATAACTTATACTTGTTATTTTCATAGTCTTAACAATTTATTTAACAATGCATCGCCATATCTTTGAATTCTCCCAAAGTTACATGGTGCTTAAAAATGGATGGTTTTATTCCTTTGGTAATCACTGCAATAGCATCGTGGCTGTGTAAACTCTCTCTATGACAACAGATTACCTTGAAGTCCTTTACTTTCTCACTGGTATTCAATCTGTTATAAAGGATTCTAACTGCATCTTCTACGAACTTCGTCTGTGCTCCGTTCTTCTCTGCAAAGGCCTGTTCATCTTGTCTCTTACAGAAAACTAAAGTTTCTGTCGTGAGCGCTTCCTGACACATCTTAATTACATCCTCAATCCAAATCATACCATCAAAGTCAAGTCCAATTCTCGCAATACTTCTCTGACTATGTGGAATACCATATACGCCTCTTTCGAGTGCTGCGTGATAACTCAACTCTGTACTGCATGGGCAAGCACTACTATATACAAAGTCTACCCACATAATCTTCTTAAACTCTCCACTCACATCAAGATTGGTATCAAAGACTATATGATAGAACTGATAACCTCCTTCTGGTTCTCCAGCATCGTTAACTGACCTGAGTGCTGGCTGCCACATCCAATAGTCAAACTCCATAATGATATGTGCATCGAACTGCTTCAGGTCCTTCTGATAGTTACGAAGTACTTCTTCAAGTTTATTGATATCAAATACATCATCTTTTGACTTATAGAATGTTCTGATGATTCTGCTCATATTTATACCACGTGCAACACTATCCAATGAGACTTGTCCTGTGATGCTTGCCTTTACTTCCTGAACTCCTCCGTCCTTCTGTTTAATCTTTATAGGAAGATGGAAGTTATGGATTCCTACGAAATCGATCGGCACACCATCAAATTCTCCGTTCTGGAGGTCTGGCATACTGTCCAAGTATGTTTGACTTGGTGTGAAATACTTATCGTATTTTCTTTGCAAATCAATTACTTTTACGTCTTTATTCATATTTATGATTGTTTATATGAGAAAATATATGAAATCTAACGTCAAAATATAACAATCTACTCTATTATTATTTATACATGTCAGTAAATCAAAATATCTCAGCTACTCCGTGTGCTATACGTAGAATTATACAATTCCGCGAGGCCGTCGTATATCAACCAATACAAATATTCGATAATTTTAATAATGATGTAACCGCTTCTTGCCAATATGCTTGGAGTACGGATGGGGCTTGTTGGAGTCCTTGGGCTACTTATACACAATATCAAAGAATTTGTCAAAATATCGGTGGTGATTTTTATTTGAGGATTTTGATTTTCGGTGGCTTGAGCCGTGTATTATTGAATGGTGAATTGACTGATTGTTATAATATATGTTTAGATACTACTAGTCAGTTCTTATATGACTTTTGTTCTAATCCGAATCTCTTCCAGCCGTTCGGGAATCTGGATTGTGCGTTGCTTCTTCAGCAACAAATGACAAATACAGCAATATGTTTATTCGGAATTCCTGTGTATTATCTTAGGGTCCTGCCACAAAATGAAAGTGCAGATTATACTTTTAAGGAGTGGGTCCTTCATAATGTCGTGGATGTCAAGCAGTTAAAGATGATTGTGCCGGATGGTGCTATGCCAAGTAGTAATCCAAAATTGACTGAGTTTGACTTTGACTGGGAGACTGATTGGGAAGTACAGATAGGTAAAGCTGCGTTTGCCGGAGCGTTTGGAGATGAAGCATATCCAAAACAGCGCGATCTGGTATATGTACCACTTATGAAACGACTTTGGGAAGTTAACTCTGCGTATGACGAGAAAAACGAAGGACTTCTCTGGAGACCAACAACTTGGCATCTGGCTATGGTTAAATATAATGAAAAGACTAATGTAGACCTTGGGAATTTCGATAGTCTTATAGATGGTTGGGTAGAAAATAAGTATGAAGACGTATTCGGTGAGTTTGAAGAGAACGAACAAGAACGCGAAAGCGGTGCTCCTCAAGTAGCCCGACCAGAATTTGCAGCTACAAACCTTTATGACCTCTTTACAGAAGACGCAATTCGCTCAGGATATACAAAGGATAGTCTTAATATAATTGATAATATATTATGTCATCATAATAATATAGTATCTCATAACTTCTATAAGCCGTTAATGACTGACGCTAGAGTAGAATATCAGAAACCTATTTGCGGAGATGAAGGAGTTATATCATTTATTATCAATACTAATATAGGTGATATACCAAATATAGAGAAAACTATCTTGGATTTTGGTAGGATTAAAGTTAATGCTTCATATAATACAGGAGAATTAACTCTTTCAGTTGCCGGTGACTCCTCTATGTCTCAAACTTTAGAGATTGGGCAAACGTATATGATAGTTATCACTTGGGATTATTCTTCATTTTCATCTTCATTCTCTATATATAAACAAATATATGATACAACTCTTCCTCCATACAAGGTAAGACCAGAGTTATATTGGTTTGATTTCGAAAATCCTATTTGTAATATAGTTAGTGCTTATAATGATGACTGGAGACAAGAAAAACCACAAAAATGTGGAATTTCTCCATATCCTGTATTTATGACGAATATTAAATACTATAATAGAGTCCTTCGTGATGAAGAACTCTATAAAGAACTCGTTAAGTATAGTACTAACGATGAAAGATGTGTTATAAATGATTTATCTCGACCGATTTTAAGTGGTCATGGTTACGCCGTGCGTTAATCTTATATTTTTACTACCTCTGTACGAATCATAGGGAAATTATCCATAAACGACTCACAGAAGTGAGTACATTCCTTTTTAGTCTTTGCTTGAAAAACAGACCTAGAAAATAATTCATTCCCTTTCTCGTCGAGATAATGTACTATAACTTCGTATTTCATATTACTTCTTCAGTTCAACCAATTCAATCATAGAACCTTTTGGTTGATTTTTATTCTCAATTGACTTTATATATTTAGAGCAAGCGGTCTTCCCATCTCTTTTTAAGACAGCGTATGCTATTTTTTCTCCTGCTTCATTGATATAATATCTTCGAACTTCACATTGAATCTTATTTGTCATAAATTAAAACCAACTTCTTATTTTATCAATTATCAGACAAACGCCACCAAAAATTACATAAGCTGTAAATCCTAACACAACCATTGCTCCTGTTATTGCTAAAGCCAACACCACACAAGCAACTGGAAGCCATACAGGAATAGTAGCTTCCAGCCAAGTTATATCCAATACATTACAAAGTTTAAGAATCGAAAGGATAGCAGCTGCGGCAAAGAGTAATAATATAGAATTAGCACAGCCCGTGGCGGCATTACTCAAAACGTCGATTTCTTTCTCTTTATTCATATTATATTGATATTTATTACAAAAACCGCCAAAATTTAAGAGTTCTTCTTAATGATGATATCTTACTTATCTTCGGATTTAATCAAGTCTTTAATAAACTTTTCTCTTTCCTCTACAGTACCTGAAATCGTAACATATCTATCAGCACAAAAAATATCCAGCAGTTCTTTAATAATAATATCAATAGTCTTTCTATATTTTTCGTCTGTATCTCTTACACCATCTCCAACAACTGGAAACTCTATCGGAAAATATACATATTTTACATCAGGATGTTGCAGATTAAATAAAGTCAAATCAGCCATCTGAGATAATACCAATTCATCATCTACATCACTTCCTTCTACTGCTTGATTAAGATATAAAGAATATGCTAATACATCAGTCAATCCCCTATCACTCACAAAATCCTTATCAGTTGAAAGCAATTCTTTATACTTATCAAATATCTTCATTTGACCGTCAGCATCACCATCACGATTAATCTTCACACCTTCCTTTGAAAGCATTCTTACAACTTCTGTTATCTTATTATCGATCGGGGTGACTCCTAGTATTGTACTTTTGCCT